CTCACCTGCTCCACTTGCTTCAATTCTTTTCCAAAGTTCTAAAAAATATTCTTTTGTAATTTTATGTCTCATTAATACTGCAGAGTTATTTGCTCTACCTCTTTGTGGATTTGTTTCCCACCATGCTCCACTTTTACAACTAATCATTTGCTCATCAGTTGCGGAGAATAGTGCAATTAGTGCTGCTCTACGAATACCACCTGCCAATACTGCATCAGCAATATGACAAACCATATCATGCACTTCAATTGGTTTTAATTTCTCACCATCTTTTTTTGCATCTAAGATACCTTCTAATTTGATAAGGCATTCTTTTAGAGGTTGAGGACCCGGTGCTTTACCACCTGATGTTACTAATCGTGCTCCTTTCTCTCTAATATCTCTAAAATCAAATACCGGCTTACTACCACCGAAGAAATATGCTTTTACAATTACCGAAACTGCATCAGCCCATCCTTCAATAGAGTCACCGATTAAAAATCTTCTTGTCTTATCAGTTGATGGCTTTCTGATTTCAGGCAAAGAATCAACATGATGTGATTGTACTGAATACCCTACTCCAGTGCCGCCTAATAGTAAGAACATAATTTCTGAAAATATTCTCCAATCATCTATTGGTGCAAATGCACAATTGTAAATTCTATTTGGTGATAATTCAATTGGTTTACCTGCGAACTGCATTGAACGCATTGATGGTAATATTTTTTTATTCGATACGAATTTATATACTTCTTTTATTTCCTCTTTTAAATTTGGATATGTCTTTATATGCATATCCATATTTCTTTTTACCAACTCTTTCCAAGTTTCTCTCCTTTTTAATTCCGGTTTGTACTTTGCGTACTTCATATAAACCGTAATGTCCGATAAAATTCGTGTTGAAATGTCCATTTTTTTGTAAATTTTGTTTAGTGTGTTAAAATATTTCAGGAAAACCCCAAAATGTAAGAATAAATATACTGTCTGCCACTAAATCATTCAGGTTTGTGAATAAATAATTCACTTTTTTTAAAATTTTATTGGTGTCAAAACACCCAGTGTATTATAACATATAGTTAGGGGAGCTTTCACTCCCCTATCATATTATGCTTTTTGCTCTGCGGTAGATGCTTGTCTATACGCAGTGATTAATTTCTTCAAATCACCAATAGCTTTTCTAGCTCTTGATTTGTTTACTTTTTTAGTTCCGTTGTGCTCTGTTTCAAATGTTGAAAACAAAGTCTTCATTTGTTCGAATAGTTGTTGACTGTTCATGTTTTTGTTTTTTAATTGTTTATTTTTTATTAACCCAATCCAGATACTTGCGCCGGTTTTGAGCCAGGCATAGTATCTACATATTTTTTGTGTAACATTTGTCTTTCCATTTCAGCACCATTAGCACTTTCTTTTGATGCTATAATGCCTTCGGAAGATGTTGCTGCATATACTTCTATTGTTCCAGTATTCGTATCCATTTTAGTTGGGAAAGTTATACCATCCTGTCCAAAACGATTTTTCATAATGTGTACTCTAGCCGTATTGTTTAATTTATCTTTTGCTTTTCTACTTAAACTCATAATAAAATCGGCGTTCATTACTTTAGCGTAACTATCTGCTATCTTATCTGCTTCAATAACCTCCGAATCAATTGCTGACCGATTGGTTTGTGATGCTGTCCAAATTGGAATACCTAACTCACCACTCATACCTCTCAAATCAATATATACTCCACCTTGCTCAGCGTATGTACTATCGGTTTTGTTTGAATGTGATAATAATAAATCAGCGTAATCAATAATGATTAAATCAGGTTTATTACCGGCTGCTATCATTTTTTCAATATGAAGTTGAATTGTTTTTGATGATGCTCCTTTCGGTGGATAATATTTAACTTTAAGTTTACCAGGTAATCTTTTAAGTTTACTAAATACATCCTCTTTCCTTTCTTTTAATTCAGTAGATGGTATATGAGTGAATACCGTATCATATCTCAATCCTACATAGTGTTGAGAAAGTTCTAATGTATAATGTACTACGGTCTTTCCGGCTCTTACGGCTGCTGCTCCTAATGCTGCTAATGCCCAAGTCTTACCAACACCAGAAGGTGCTACTACTACTCCCAATTCGCCAGGTCCAATTCCACCATCCATTAAATCATCAATACAATCCCACCCAGTACTTACAGTCTCTCTACCAGTCTCACTAAATCTTTCCTCAAAATCTAAAAGGTAATCCATACCCAAATCAGATTCAATTCCAACTTTCATTGCCTTATCAACTAAGTCTTTGATTCTATCGTAGTTGCCTGATTTAAGTAAATCTACTGATTGTAGAATTACATTTTTCATATTCTGATTTATACAAAACTTTGTGAATTCATTTTTAATGTATTCAAAATCTTCGTGTCCGATTGAAGTGTAAACTACTTTGAGTTGTTCTACTATTGATTTTTTTAGTGATGGATTATCTAGCTTTGATACTTGTCCTTTAAATACGTCTAATGTAGGTTCTTTTTTGTACTCATCGTAATAATCCTTAATCTCCTGCACTATCCATTTGTTAGCATCGGATTCAAAGAACTTCTTATCAATGATTTCACATAAAGTGTCCATCATTCTAACATCGGTAAGTAAAGCAGATATTACTTTAGCTTGAAACGATTGCCCATATTTAGAGAGTGTATCTACTTGCTCTGCCATCTATTTTACTATTATATTTGTATAAGTTGATTTCAACCAATCGTTTATATCTTTCCAGTTTTGTAGTATCTTATATTTCATTGCTGCTTTGATAAAATCAAACTTATCAAACTTTTTATTAGGTTCGTTGAAACGGTCTAATATTTTAAGAGTTTGGTTTGTATTGATTTGTGCTTCTTCTAATTGCATCAAATGCCTATTTCTTAATACCTCATTTCGTTGTGAAAGGATATCAGCGTATATTTTAGCATCATCTTTCTTAGCTTCGCATATACCAAAGAATTCATCAAAGGTAATTAATCTATCTTCCTCTAATTCAGGAAATCTTTTTAATACAGTCTTTAAACCACATCCTTTAACGCCAGGAATATTATCTGAATTATCACCATCCAATGTTCTGAATAGTAAAAGATTTTGTGGGTACATTCCCCATTCTGCTTTTACTAACTCTCTATCATAAAGTTTCTTTTTAGTTGGTGAATATACTTTCGTCTTATCATCTACTAATTGTAAGAAATCTTTATCCGTTGATACAATAATACATTCTTCATCTTCACCTAATATTTGTCTAGCTATGTTAGCTATCACATCATCGGCTTCAATTCCATCATATATCATTGTTGTAATTGGAAGTGAATCTAACAAATCAACTAACCAAACAAATTGGCGTTTCATTGAAAGTTGTTCTTCTTCCTGTGACATCATTTCAGGATATTGTCTATTAACCCTAAAACGATTTTTACCTCTATCAGCTTTGTATCCTTCAAACACTTCCTTTCTACCTTTAGAACCACCCTTACCATCAAAGATAAGAACTACTCTAGTCGGATTGAATTGGCGTATTTGAGAACCAATTGAATTTAATGAACCAATAACTCCACCCGTATGGTCACCATCCTCATTCATTGTAGGGTTGGTAGTCCAACTACGGATGAAGGTATTTAGTCCATCAATGACAAGAACTCTACTATTACGCACTCTTAAGTGGTTTGTCTCATGTTCTGATTCTACTTCGTTAAGAAGCTTTTTGTATAAGTCTTTCATTTGTTTTTGTAACCTTTATTAATCTCCAATTACTTCCGAATCTACTATGAGATTATCGGTGTCCATTGAATCTTTTTTGTATCTTAAAATTGTTGCCTCACAAATCCTTTTATAGATTTGCTCTCTAACCGAAGGATTAGTTTCTAACATAGAAGGAAAATCTTTGGCTTGATATTTGATAATCTCACCAGTATCGATGTCAGTATATTCATACCAAGCACCTGATTGTTTTACCAATCCATTATCCTTCATACTTCCTAACCATGCTCCGAAGTTATCGATACCTCTATCAAAGAAAATATCAAAATCAGCTGAACGTAATGGTGGTCCCATTCTATTCTTTACTACCTGACATCTTACTTTAATACCTACGATTCTATCGTTACCACTGCTATCTTTAGCTTTAATCGTTCCCATACCCTTTAATCTTAAACGAACCGATGCATGGAAAGCGATTGCTTTACCACCAGAAGTTGTCCAAGGGTCAGAGAATGGCATTGCGTTCATCTTCTGTCTTAATTGATTTGTGAAAACCAAAGTGATTTTCTGTCTACCAATAAGATTTGTGATTTTACGCATTGCTTTGGAAATGATAATTGCTTTATCCGTAGCGTAACCATCCTTACCATAATCAGCTTCCATCTCCTTTTCAGTTGATGCTGCTGCTACTGAATCCACAACGATTGTTACATACTTGTCTTTAGAGGAAGTTCTTACCTTCTCAATAATAGTTTCGGTATATTCAAAACATTGTTCAACAGTCTCAGCTACTACATAAAGTAATTTGGTTGTATCTACTCCAATGGCTTCTAAGAATTCTCTACTTACGGCGTTTTCCGTGTCAATCAATACTGCCAATCCACCTAGCTTCTGCGTTTCTGCAAGTAAGTGAGCTGATACTAATGATTTACCACTTTGTTCTAATCCCGTAATTTCGGTAATTCTGCCAACAGGTAATCCACCATAAGGTCGATTTGATATTGCCACATCCAACATAGATGCTCCGGTCGAAACCCAGCCTTCTACATTTGTTGGTGCATCATCATTATCTAAAAAGAATGCTACCTTTTGGTCTTTTGATTGTTTGTTAAGGGACTCAACGAGTACTTCCGCTAAGTCTATTTCCTTAGTTGTTTTAGCCATATGTTAACTTATTTTATTAATTGAAAAGGTCATCAAATGCCGCTGCTACATCATCTAATTTCTTAGAAGGTGCTGCCGCTGGTTTTGATGGAGTTGTATCGAATGGTGCTTCTTCATCGTTACTAGCCGTTGAAGATAAGGTTTCAGCTGATGCTGATTTTTCATCTTCAGAAGTTGCCGATGGATTTAACCAACCTTCTAATACATTTTTCAATTCTGCATAAGTTAATTCAGAATACAATTCAGTAATTTCTTTCTGATTTGCTAAGTACTTATCCGTATCTTCTTTAGTTGCCGCTAAAGGTGTTTCTTTTGGTTTAACACGGATTGTTGTTACAGGGTATGAAGTACCACTGTCTTCAGCTGATACTACTTCAACAGTAATATCTCTACCTTCATTTGGGTCAGTAATATCACCGTAATCAGGATCTGCCATATAACCAAGAATCTCTTGATATACAGTTTTACCAAAGCCCCAAAATTTTACACCTTCACCTTCTTCACCTCTTACCAATACTGGTACGAATGTTCTAAGTTTCGGCTCCATTTTTTTAGCAGCTTTCCAATCTTCCTTATCGCCCATTCTTTTAAGTTTGTCAGCAAACTCAACAATTGGGTCAGGTCTACCGAATGACATCGGAGATAGATAAGTTTTGTTGTTTACGTTGTAGTGAAAGTACAATTCAATGAAAGGATTCTCTTTGTTGAATTTGTAAGGGACCAAACGAATAGTGTGTTTGCCCGGTGCTGGTTTCCAAAGTTCTACAGTTGTTCTTTGGGTGTTTTGCAGTTTGTTAAGTCTGCTCTTAATTGCGTCTAAATTAATAGCCATGTCTTTTAAGTTTTAAGAGTTTAAGTTTTAAAACATACGTTTTAAGGTTGGATTATAGTGTCTTTCCTACACTTCCGTTACACATATAAATATAATGGAAACACAAATATACGAAGAATACCTGATATTTCCAAATCTTTTTTTTGATATATTTTTATGGTAAGTGATGTAACAAATATACGATAAATTTGTGACAATACCAAATAAAAAATACTTTATCGTAAACCGATGTATATTTTTTTGTAATCTATACAACATAGGGAGAGTATCCCTATCGTCCAACTAAGTGTGGGGGTTAATAAGTTAGAACCATCCGCACTCAAATAAAAAATCACGCCACATATTGTAGAAGTGAGTATTAATTGCCAGTTTTTCATCTTAGTTTATAGCTATATAGAGTACCACAATCATCATCGTCAAGATCATCCTCCACAACTTCAATGCCACCACCTATAAGGTCTTGTAGCTTTTGTAGATTTACTCGCCTCCAATATCCAAACCGAAGGTACACATCGTTTGAGCCTCCACACACTTGTGAGAGGTCAAACTCACCAATTTCAGACCTGATTAGAACTAAAGTATCTGCATCTATTCTCATATTAAAGGGGTTTTATTTTTTTAAGTAGGTATTCACATATTCGGTCTGAGTCATCGTTTTCTCAGTACCATTGGGGAATAGTACCCGTACCATCATTTCTCCATTTGATAGGTAACGGGCAGTAATTTGGGGAGTCATCATATTATTATAGTCTAATGTATAATTCAGTAAATTCAATTCGGTCAGTAATATGAGTAGGTAATCCCATCTGCTTCGCCATCTCTAACATTTCGCTATAAAAGTATCCATCCCATATACCACACAACATATTGTATAGAGGGGTGTGCCAACTTTCATTTCTAGCGATGTGGTAATCTTCCACTATTCGGATGGTAGTAGAGTGGAACTCCATCATTTTTTCGGAGAACAATTCGTGGCGGTTAAATCTTACAGTATTCATATCTTTATCGTTTTATTACATAGTAAACATACGAAGAAAGCCTGATATAAACAAGCGTTTATTAAAATAATTTATGACAACTTGTGTCAAAATAAAAAAGGGAGAATTTTTAGTTTCTCCCTTTTGGTTATTTTTTAATTTTAAGTAATTCTGCGAATGTTTGTTCAATGGTATCCATCATACCAAACTCATTTAATTCATCCCAATCATATGAGGTTTTTAATTTAGTCCAATTTATTTTTTCGTTTTTAGGTGCACCCGATACAATTGTCCAAATCAAGTCATTACATGCTTTTATTTTAGCATCTTTATCTTGTGAATATTTAGGATTATCTAATGCTTTTATAGTAGTATCATATACTGCTTTAACATTGTTGTATGCTAACTCTTTTCTAGTATAGTGTATATCAGCTTGTTTTTTAGCCGCTGCTTCTCTTTTTTTCTTAAAGTATGGAATTATATCTAATAGGTCTTCATTCATCATTTTTGATAAAGAAAGTCTACCTTCATTTTTCATATATGGTTTATCATCAAATACGGATTGAATCATATCTGCTTCCTTATGGAAACCATTCATTCTTAAAGTGAATGCGATACCATCAGCAGCTTCAACTCCATCCCATCCTGAAGATGCTGCTACTTTTCTAGCAAATTCATGTGTACCGTCTTCTCCACCCCAATATTCCGAACTATCTACTCCGTTAGTTCTAATATCTGCCATTTTCTCTTTATACTTAGGGTCATCCATTGAAGGATAATCAACTTTTTTAGCCCATTCAGGTTTTCCTTCAATCTTTGATATCAATTCTCTTGCTTCACTATGGAAGTTTGCATCAGTTAGAGCTTCAACTGCTGCTTGATACATTGCTTTTTGATATCCATCTTTACCCAACTTTTGTGGAGTAATTCCAAATTCTTCTGCTTTTTTCTTAGCTTCTTTGTTTACAGTAGGATTACCTTTTCTAGCTTCTTTTGGTTTAGCAGTAGGTTCTTTTTTACTATCACCTTTTTCACCAAACTTATCGATTATTTTTTTCTCATATTCATTTCCAGGATTACCAACTGCGGCAGTAAAGAAATCTTTTCTATCTTCTTTTGAACCTTTCTCTACAAAATTAGCAACGGCAACTGCATCTAATTTATGTTGATTTATAAAATCAGCTAAAAACTTTTCTCTTACACCTGCGTATTTAGCAATGGTTTGTACTTCTGCAGAATCAGGTCCAACTTTAGTGTGTTTTATTGCCGGTGCTTTTGAGGTATCTATTTTAGGTTCACCACCTCTATCTTTTGAATAATCTCCACCAAACATATCATTTGGTTTTGCAGCTCCTTTAGATGCACCACCTTTTTGGGCTTTAGGGTCTTCGTGAGTACCAGCCTTTAATGCGGCTTGATATGAATCCTTTGATTTAAAGTGTACTAATTTTCCAGTCTCTTTACTTTTAGCTTGAAAATCTTCAGCTTCAAATAGTCTTTTTAAACTTATATTTGCCATTATGTGTTATTATATTCTATAAATATACGAATTTTTATTTACATCACCAAATCCTATACCAATAAAGAATAGTATTCTTTGAAATGTTTTATTCTATCTGGTAATCCAATAGTTCCACCATTTACTCTTTTTGTGATTGATGTTACTACTGCATCAGTTGCTCCACCATCAGCCATCTTATGTA